AGGAATTGGTGAAATAGGAGCAGCAATCATTGGACCTTTCCATAAAGGACCTGCTTTCGTACCAACCGTTGTTAATACACAATCAGAATTCGAAGAAATATTCGGAACCCCTAATGGAGATTACTACACAGGGTATACCGTACAAAATTATTTAAGAGAAGCTGGTGTAGCTACTATTGTTCGTGTAGGACATATGGGTGGTTATACTCATGCTAAACCTCTTGGAATCAAATTAACTGGTGAGGGTACTAAGGATGATAAAATCATCGGTGTACTTCATGGAACTGATAACCTTGCAGATGCAGATGGAGATATCACAACTGAACTATATGATGATACAGTATTACGTTCATCACCTTCAGCATCAGCATTTTCAATTTCAGGTTCTTTAATTGGAGCTGAAATTTCAGCATCAGTTTTACCAACAGCTGGTAACGATTTATCAGATGTATTTGGTGAATCTCCATTTGGTTCTAAAAATGTATTTTCATTCAAGTATTTTGAAAACGCTGCTACTGACTTTGCAACACACTTAACTAATAGTGGTTCTCAAGTACAATTAGTAGAATTAGCAGACCAAGATTTCACACATGATGTTCAACATGCCTCCACTCCTTGGATACAATCACAGTTGATTTCTGGTGAAAGACACAATCTTTTTAAATTACATACTTTAGGTGATGGTAATTATACTAATAAAGAGTATAAAGTATCTATCTTTAATGTAAAAGCAGCTGGTTCTTCTAATGCAAGTGATTATGGAACATTCTCATTATCTATTAGAGGATACTCTGATACTGATAAGAGAAAAGTGGTACTTGAAACATTTAACAATGTAAATATGGACCCTGCATCACCAAATTATATTACGAAAGTAATTGGTGACCAAAATGTAACAATCGATGCAGTAGGTAAAATGACCTTGAATGGTGATTATGTAAATCGTTCTAAATTTGTAAGAGTTGAAACTGTAGCAGAAGGGGCATCTCCTATATCTGCAGTACCATTTGGACATGGTGCTTATACTAACCCTATTTTAGTAGGAGGTTCAGAATCAGATATACCAGCAGTAATTTTCTCAACTGGTTCAGCTGATAACAACGCATCCAAATCTACTTTATTTTCAGGTATTGATTTAGAAACTAATATTGTAAAAATTGATAATGCGGCTTATCTTTCTCCAATTCCTGCTTCGGCAACAATTGGTGGAAATACAGTATTTGCATTTGATGCTGATATCAACGTATCTGCTGGAACTGGCGTAACACTAAATCATCAAGATGATGGATATGGTACATTTAACTTTGGTTATACACTATCTACATCAGATGATGCAGCAACTATCGCTAAAAGACAATTTACAGTAGGATTCCAAGGTGGATTCGATGGTATATCTCCAACAATCAAAGCAGCTAAAGCTGATGATTCACAATGGGGAGCTGGAAACTCACAAGGATTTAACTTATCAACTTCAACCGCAAGTGGTTCGGTTGCATATGTAAAAGCAATCAACGCAGTATCTAATCCAGATGATTTCGATATTAACTTAGTATCAGCACCAGGTGTTGTAAGAAGATTACACTCTTATGTATTTGATAAAGTAACTGATATGGTAGAAGCTAGAGAAGATGCATTCTTTATCGGTGATACAACTGATAAAAATGATAGTATCGCTCAAGCAATACAAGAAGGAGAATCAGTAGATTCTAACTATGTAGGTACTTACTACCCATGGGTTAAAACAATCGATTCAAGAACAAATAAACTAACTTCAGTTCCACCATCAGTATTGATGCCAGGAATTTACGCTGAAAACGATGCAGTTGCAGCTGAATGGTTCGCACCAGCAGGTTTAAATCGTGGTGGTATCACAGGAGCAGTTTCTGTTTTAAACAGATTAACACACGCTGAAAGAGATACACTATATGAAGGAAAGATTAATCCAATCGCACAATTCCCAGGTGAGGGTATCGTTGCATTCGGACAGAAAACTCTACAAGACCGTTCTTCGGCACTTGATAGAATCAATGTAAGAAGATTGTTAATCAAAGTTAAGAAATACATCGCATCTACATCAAGATACCTTGTATTCGAACAGAACACCGCTCAGACAAGAGGAAAATTCTTGAACACTGTTAATCCTTATTTAGAAGGAATCCAACAAAGACAAGGACTTTATGCTTTTAGAGTAGTAATGGATGAATCTAACAACACACCAGATGTAATCGATAGAAACATCTTGGCAGGGGCAATTTACTTGCAACCTACTAAGACGGCTGAATTCATTGTAATTGATTTCAACATTCTACCGACTGGGGCTAGTTTTACGGCATAACTAAAAATTAAAAAGAACTATATTTATAGTAGTATATAATAGGAGAATAAAAAAATGGCAGAAGTATTAGAATTTAACGATATGTTCTACACGAACTTCGAACCGAAGATGAAGAACAGATACATCATGGAAATTGATGGTATCGCTTCATATTTGATTAAAACGGCAAATAGACCTTCTATTTCCTTCGAAGTTGTAACATTAGACCACATCAACGTAAAAAGAAAACTCAAAGGTAAAGGTGAATGGCAAGATATTGAAATCACTTTATTTGACCCAATTGTTCCAAGTGGAGCACAACAAGTAATGGAATGGGTGAGAACATCTCACGAATCTATTACAGGTAGAGATGGATATGCAGATTTCTATAAGAAAGATATAGATATCTATATGTTAGGACCAGTTGGAGATAAAATCGAAAATTGGAAAATTAAAGGTGCATTTATTAACAATGCAGTATTTAATGATTTAGATTGGGCTTCAAATGACCCATCTGATATCTCATTAACACTTTCTTACGATTACGCAATCTTAGAATACTAATACTATAATATACTTTTGATACTTCATAAAAGGTTCTCTTAGTGAGAACCTTTTTTTGTGCTTTATTTCCAACTTTTTTAAAACTTATATATTTATATACAAACAATTAAAATAAAAGTTTATGGCAAATTATGATTTTCCAACAGAAATCATCTCACTACCATCACAAGGTAAGTGTTACCTAGAGAGCAATCCCCTCTCGAAAGGAACCGTTGAGATTAAATACATGACTGCAAGAGAAGAAGAGATTCTAGCTTCGCAGAATTTAGTGAGAAAGGGGGTGGTGATAGATAAGTTATTCGAATCAATTATAGTTGATAAGGATGTTAATGTAGATGATATTGTATTAGGGGATAAAAATGCAATTCTACTCGCTACTCGTTTATTGGGATATGGACCCGAGTATAAAATAGAAACTACTGATGAATATGGAGACCCAACAGAAATAATTGTTGATTTAAGTAAGGTTCAAACAAAAGAAATTGATTTTGATTTACTATCTTCAGAAAATAAGTATGAATTTACTACACCACATGGTGGAAATAAGTTACAATTTAAAATTCTATCACATGGTGATGAAAAAAAGATTGATGCTGATATCAAAGCACTTCAAAGACTAAACAAAGGTGTATCGGCTGAATTAACTACACGATATCGATATATGATTCTTTCAGTTGATGGTGAATCTGATACCCAATCTATCACTAATTTTATAAATAATAAATTTATTACAAGAGATACTAAAGCATTTAGAGAACATATTGGAAAAATAACACCAGATGTCAATATGGAGTTTGATTACGAAAACCCAACAACGGGAGAAATGGAGAAACGCCCAATTCCAATGGGTGTAGGGTTTTTTTGGCCTACCGAGTAATTACTCAACCATTTTACACAAACAAATTTTTGAACTTTGTTATTATGGTAATGGATTTACTCAAGAAGGAGTTTATAGATTACCAGTACATCTTAGAAGGTTTTATTACAAACAACTTGCAGATGCTAAAAAGAAAGAAAATGACGAAGTAAAAAAATCACAGAATAAACAATCAAGTTCTTCTCCGAAAGGACCTAATGTAAGAGTGAGGAAGTAAAATTCCTCACTTTTTTTTTACCATATATTTATAGTAGTATAATTGGAGACTACTATGAAAATAACAAAAGAACAAGCTAAATATTTAAAATCTAAATCTGTATTTCAAAATGAAGGTATAGTTGGTAAGATATTTGCAAGATTGCTCAAGAAAAAACTAAAGAACAATACTGATTTTAAAAAAGCAGTAGATTCCTTTGATAGTGCACAAGATAAAATGAGAAAGTCTATTATAGATGCTGAAAAATCAGGAGTCAAAATTCCACAAGAATTAAAAAAATACGCTGGGTTGTAATAAATGGCTAAAACTAAGGCAGAAATACAACAAGAATATAATGAGGCTTTAAAAGTATCTCAATCATTAACAGGTGCGTTAAATAAAATGATTGATGCTACGGAGGCTTCTCAAAAGAAAGTATCCGATGCACAAAAGAAATATAATGATAATTTAAAAAGTGCAAACTCTAGTGCAACTGATTATGAATCTACTCAAGAAGCCATATCAGCATTAGAAAAACAAAAAACTGGTTTGGCTAAAAAATATTTTGGTGCAAATGTAAAATTACTTCCACAAAAACAAAAAGAAGTTCAAGCAAATATTGATATTCTAAAATCAGAAGCTGAGAGAATTAAATTAGTTAATAAATTAGATAATGCAGCACAAAATCTAGCCAGTTCTATAAATGGCTCTCTTGATGGATTATTGAGTGGATTAGATGGTATACCTATAATTGGTAAAGGATTATCAAAATTAGCTTCTGGACCTATAAATAATTTAAAAAGTGCATTCTCAGATTCAGCTAAAATATTTACTACAAAATTTAGTCAAGCTACCGCCAACGGAATGGGTGGTATGAGAGCATTTGCGGTCGCATCTAAATCTTCCATGGGTTCATTAATGGCATCATTAGCTGGTCCACAAGGAGTTATAGCTGCTATTGTAGCTGTTCTTGCTCTTGGTGTTCTTGCATTTTATAATATAGAAAAAGCCGCAAAGGCATTTAGAGAAGAAACTGGTTTATTGAATTCTCAAACTAAAGAGATGGAAGGTAATATAAATTCAGTTTATCAGGCAACTGTTGGTTTGGGTGCATCTATGGAAGATGTTGCTAAAACTGCCGCGGCATTCACAAACGAATTTGGTGGAATAGAACAACCTGCTGAGAATACTGTTAAATCAATGGTAGTTCTTAATAAAAACTTTGGAGTTGCTATACAAGATGCAGCTAAAGTCAATAAGGTATTCCAAAATATGGCTGGTGTATCTGAAGAAGTTGCACAAAGACAATCCGAAATAGTAGTTGAATTATCAAGACAAGCTGGTGTTGCTCCACGAGCGGTAATGGCCGATATTGCTGATTCAGCTGAGGATGCTGGTGGATTCTTCAGAGGTAATACTCAAGAAATGATTAGACAATCTGTTGCTGCAAGAGCAATGGGCTCATCTCTTAAAGAAGTAGTTAATGTTTCAAGACAACTATTGGATTATCAATCTTCTATTGAAAATGAAATGGAAGCAAGTGCTATACTTCAAACTAATCTAAACTTCTCACAAGCTAGATATTTAGCAGCAAATGGTGATGTAGTTGGTGCACAACAGAATATGGTTAAGCAACTTCGTAGTAGAGTTAATTTAGAAAAAGCTTCGGTATTCGAAAGAGAAGCAATTGCTAAAGCTACTGGTATGGAGTTTAATCAACTTTTAAATTTATCAAGAATACAGGAAAGATTTGGTGATTTAAAAACAGAACAATTAGCCGCAGCACAATCCTTATTAAAACAAGGTAAAGATTTAAGTAGTTTAACTAAAGATGATTTAGCTGCAGAAACTGAAAGACTATCCAATCAAGAAGAAATGCAGGGTAAGTTAGAATCTATGGGTAATAGAATGTCTGCAATTGGAGCTAAATTACTACAAGCATTTTTACCAATTGGTGAAGTATTAGTAAGTGGACTTGAAGGAGCAGTATCGGTAATATCATTTTTTGGAAAGATTATACAATCAGTAGTATCTCCAGCTGTAAAAGGTTTAGGATTTGTGATGGAAAATGCATTTACTCCTATTAAATGGGCATTATCAGGTATTCAAAAACTGATTGGTTTTGCAAAACAATATTCAGATTATATTGCAGTAGGTGCAGTTACATTTGGTAGTATTGTTGCATATCAAGAAAGAAGTGCAATATTACAAGCTGCATCGATAGTACAAGAGGGAGCTTTAAATGCCGTTAGATTTATTGGAACTCAATTTACAAAAGAAGGTTATCTTTACAAAATGTATGAAGCAGCACAAACTAAGATAGCAGCTGCTCAGCAAATAATACTTAATGGATATCAATTAGTAGCAAATAGTATCAAGAAAAAAGGATTATTATCTGCAGTTGCTGAAATGGCTATGAGGGCGTTCTCATCATTATCAGCTATTCCATTCATAGGACCTGTTTTAGGTGCAGCTGCTGCAATTGGTGCTTTTGCTCTTGGTAAAAAATATATGAGTGAAGCAGGAGATATGTCCTCACCTGCGGATGGTAGAACTCAAATTTCTACTAAAGAGGGGGGATTATTTCAACTATCACCAAATGATGATTTTGCGGCCGCTCCTGATTTATTATCAAATATAGGTCAAAATGAATCAAATGTAAAAATAGATACATCACCTCGTGGTGTAAATATTTCAATGGATGGTGTAATAAATGAACTAAAAGAATTAAAACAAGCCTTTATGGTAAATAAAGATGTTTATATTGATAATGAAAGAATAACATCAAGGGTTTCTAAAACTCAAGAAAAATTAACAACCAATAATTTTGGTTTAATGACAACGTAAGAGTATGCCAACGATATTAGACCTTTTCGAAAATAAAGATTTCCAATCAAAGAAATTGACTCCTACTCAATCTCCAAATGTAGAAGTAACATCTGCTGATACTTCAACTATAAAAGAGATGTATAGTAATAAAGATTCTTATATTTTTGGAACAAATTACTCAGATGTTAAAACTAAAAAACCTTCAAAAAATGATACATTTAATACAGTATCTAATTTTGCAGAACAAGAATTAAACGGATTAAGAATTCGTTCAGCAGCAGAACTACCAAATCCAGTATTATATGGTAATGAAGTAATTCGTATAACCTCAAGAACAACACCTTTATTAGATGATATGAAGGGAGATGTTGGTGGAGGTGGATTGATTGGTGGTGCATTATCAAAACTAACAGGAGGAGCAGTTAAATCAGTTAGTGGTATTGCAACTGCATTCAATAAAGCGTTAGGTATTCCAATTACTTACATTCCAACAAGATTGGTTGGTAAAATAGAAGGAGAACCACCGACAGACCCAAAAGCAGCTCTTAAAGCCTTAGCAAGTGGTAATTTAGGACCTCATTCACAAGAACCAATTACAAAAAAATTAGTTGGTGCAAATGGAACTGAACTTGGAAAGTTATTAAAACAAAGTGGTGGTGGTAATCCAAAAACAATTGTAAAAAATGTTGCAGGTGCAGCAATTAGCGAAGTAAAAAATAAAGTACGAGGTGCATTATTTGGTGATAATAACGATATCGGTCCAAATAAAGTAGGAAAAAATAAAGGAGCAGCATCAACAGATGATAATCCATATAGTAAACAATTAAAAGATAGGCCAAGTTATACATCAGAAGGTGAGAAAGATGATTTTAAATTTGCAATTGGTAAAACATCAAATGGTATAGACCTACGAAAAGTATCTCCTATATATGGAGTGAGAAGAGCAGGTGTATCGATACCAGGTCCTTTAGGTAAACTTGCTCAAGCTGCAAATGTAGACTTACCACCCGAGGGTAGATTTGGTAAAACAGAATATGCACTTGATTTGGGAACTGGCAAAGCAGTACAAAAATATTCACCAATAGAAGGACAAACCTATTCAGAAATACAAAATGAAGAAAATAAAAATTCATCTTTAATTGCAAAAAGAGGAATGTTTCCAAATAGAGATGGTATTAATATGGGAGATATCTACGAAACAGAAATTCCTACTATTGATTTTCAAAATGGAGATGACCCTCAACGAAAAG